TTTCTCTACTGTCATTAATTTCTTTCAAGCCCTCAATATCCATCTTCTCCAAAATAGGATTACCAACTTTAGCATTCGACACACCACCGGACTGTTCAATATCTTTACCGATTGCCTTTACCGCATCTGTGCGAGTCATGCCTTCGCTAACCTCTGTGCCTATATTGTCGCTCATCCACTTCGCTTCTGCGGCACCAAGCGTACCACCGAATACGCCACCAAATAAAAGCGTGGTTGCAATCTCATCGCGGGTAGGTGCGCGATCCTCGTCAATCATAGTGCGAGCAGTAAGTTCTGCTGTGGCTAGCCCTGCACCTTGTCCTGCACGGATTGCTGTCTTTCCCACTGTTCCTACATTAGCAAACTTACCAACAGGCACCACACCTAGTGCAGTTGCAGTCGCAAGCTCTCCCTTCCCTATATCACTCTGAAATCCCTTTGCTATTCTATATTTTTGCGAAGCGTAATTCCCTAAAGCTGATCCAATTATTATACCTTTCGGACCGAAGGCAGACCCAAGTACAGGACCTAATATCTCGGCACCTATTATAATTCCTGTGTCTACAAAATCCGGCTTTCGATCTTCAGCAAATCTTAGAGGCTCCCGATAGTATTCTTCGGTAGCCTGTATATCAATTATGTTGGAATTATTTAAATATTCTTCCGTTGCCTGTAGATCGATCTCGTCCATCAGAATAAAGTAGATGCGTTAATTGCCTGTGCCTCTTGCCTCTGAGCCTCATTAATTCTTCTTTGTCGTTCTAACTCTTGCTTCTCTAATTGCCTCCTAATCATCTCTTCCTTTTGTGCAATAGTAACTTCTCTTTTATTACCGTTGCCATCAATAATCGTGGTTGTCTGATTAAGCCTTAAATTAAATCTATCCCTGACTAAGTCTTTTAATCGTGCAATATCAGCACTTGCATAACTATTAGCTTCCTCAGATTCCTGCATTTCTCCGGTGACACGATCTATAGTAAATAAATCTTCTATATTTACAGATTCACCATCGCCATCTTTTACAAAAGTAGGAGAACTTAATATACTTTTAATCTCCTTATCTTTATCTGCTATTTGATCTTCTAGCGTAAGATTCTTTGAAGTTTTATTCATAGTACCTTTTGCTGTTGCATCTAGGTACTTCATATAGCTTTCATCTCTAGCGATCTTCTTTTCCGCCGCTTCTATGGCTAAATCATCCTTCCTGATATTTCTCCCTGCTATTCCTTCAATACCTCCACCCTGGCGAACAGTCTCTTTTGCTATGTCTATATTGGTAGAGTCTAGTCCTTGTTGGGCTAGAGTGTTAGCTTTTTGACCAGGTATTATTTCTTGCCTTGCTTGATTTTCCAACAAGTTAGTCTTAATTTGTTCTTTTGTTAGTTCCGTCCTTTGAGGCAATAGTCCCAAGTTTTCTTCAGCACTTGCCTTACTCAGTAGATTACTTGCTATGGTTGCATCTGTTATGCTAGGCAATGTTTCTTGCCTTGCTTCATTCTGCATAATGTTGGTGTCAAGTTGAGTACCTAAAGCTTCTGTCTTCTTGGGCAAAAGTTCTCTTTCTGCTTTTATCTGTTCTCCCGATAAACCATACTTAGCTAATGTATTTTGAATCTCTGCGGCACTTAGCGCTTTACCTTTATCAGCCTCTAACTGTTTTAACTCTATACCTAAATCATTGAATGCCTTTTTTTGCGAAAGTAGATCATTCCTTAATTTTTCGGTGTCTTTTAGTTCTTTTAAACTTTGTGCCTGCGTTGCCTGCATTAACCTCTGCCCTTGAAGCTGAGTAGAAAGCGTAATGTTGTTTACCAAGTTTTTACCAAACTCCACTCTAGTAGATAACGGCACATCAGGATTATTTAAATTCTCCTTGTAAGCAGCATATTGTGGAGCCATATCAGGATCTTGTTCTGCAAGCATATCGAGCATACTTGATTGACTCTTTATGAATCCCTCATTCTTTTTCTGCTTCTCCTTATTAAGACCGTACTGCTGTATCATACCGCCTATCTGTTGGCCCATATTCGCAAACATGCGACCCTGGGCTTCGCCTGCCCGTGCGATAAGATTTGCGGCATTAGCGGTAGATCCGAGTGCCGATCCGTAGTTGCCTGAAAAGAATGGTCGTCTTGCCATGATTATTTGTCTCCTATTTTAGAGTCCATCCACTTGCGGATAATTCCTTTGAGGCGAGGTTTGTCGCTTATCCAGGATGCGAAGCGCTCGCCATATTTGCGGTAAAGCTCAAAGAACCATTGCGGAGATTCGGTGAACATCCACTCACGGAACTGCATCCATGCCGGATTTGTGGGACCATACACTTCGCGTGCTACCCAACAGAATAGATTACCAAAACCTCCTGCGGCTCCGGCTCCCATTAATAATCCTCCACCTAGTGAGCCTAGTCCGCCAAATATACCCGCAGTTTTTGACGCATCTGCGGCTACACTTGCGGCATACATATCTGCCTGATTAGCCGCCATGTTAGAGATGTATCCTAATCCCGCTTCCGGGTTTAAGTATTGCGGTCCTGAGTTTAGCCCGTAGCCCGCCTGTCCGAATACTCCTTGCCCGGCTTGCAGGCTTCCTCCTCCACCCCGTCCAAGTAATGCCTGGAATGGATCGAGCATATACTGATCTTCCATCCGTGCGAGGTTACCCACCGCATTGATGTAATTAGCTAATCCCTGCTGACGGAGTGTTTCGTTCAGACGCTCGGCGTCCATCGTGGCACCCACGCCAAACTGATTAGCCTGTTGACGCTGTGCTTGGTTTGCCATTCGTGCCTGTTGAGTGGATTGCGCACCAAATGCATTTGCCTGTTGATCAAGTTCCGCCTGGGCGAGATTTCGTTGTTGGTCAAACTTTGCCTGATCTAAATCCTGCTGTACTCCGGTAAGCATAGATGTGCGGAGGGCATCCTGATCAAGTTGCGATTGGGCTAAATCACGCCTTTGATTTAATCCTGCCTGCTCGCTCTCCTGTGCCATACCGCGAGTGATATCACCCTGCTGTAATCCTGCTTCCTGCCCAAGTACGGATTGTGCAAATGAGCGGTTTTGCATACGGCGAGCATTATCCTCCTGGACGCGAGCTTCCGCTTCTGCGATTGCACCGCTTTGATCAAATGTTCTGCCCATGAGTGTTTGTCTCGCACGGGCGGCATTTGCGATCTGTGCTTGCTCGCGATCCGTAAGACCTGTGTCTAGTGCAGTCTTTGCATCTCCTAAAAGTGCGGATCTGAGAGTGTCATTATTACCCGCACCTGTTGCGAGTTCTCCCTGGAATTGTGTGTTTGCCGTTAACTGCATTGGATCTGCAACTTCTGCGGCTGTAAAAGATGTTTTGGCATCAAGTGTTGGCGCCTGTCCTACATTTGCGGCGGTCATGGTTGCGGCGGTTACATCGCCTCCATAGGTACTGCCTGTGGGTTTTGTAATGGCACCACCACCTGTAGTCATTGCTTTCTTCTGCTCTTCAAGTAACTCTCTTGCCCCATCCAATCCGCTAGTAGCGGCGGGTTTGTAATCCGCCATTACATCCTGATAGCGATCAGATAAACGCTCAACATCCGCCAGGTCTGCCTCGCGTTGGCGGGATAAATTACTGCGAGCCAGGTCTTCACTAAATGCCGCAAGACCAAGAAAGTTACCTTCTGCATCAAAACCTGCCTTACGCCCACCTGTTGCTTCTGTGATTGACTCACCTACTTCGGATGCAAGTCCTGCGGCAACATCTTCCTGTGTGGCTTGACGAGTGGTAAACTCCTGCACATTACGACTGTCGCCGAGCAGATTAATCATTCCGTCCCCTGAAAATGAGGCGGGTATCGTTTCCGTCTGTCCCGCTTTTGATTTATCAGTAATTACATTTCCGTTTGGATCTTTTGCATAAATAGGTTGGGGCTCTTTGTCGCCTGTTGTCGCTTTCTGATCCTTTCCTAAGAGTGATATTGCAGCAGGATTGTCAGCACTTTTAATTTTATTAAATTCTGATTCAGAAAGATAATCCTTAAACTTACCGTAAGACAATCCACCGAGGTTAGGTGTCCCAGGTCCACTCTTTTGTAAAGGCCCCCTAGTATTTGGTACATTTTGAGTAGTAACTGTTTTACCTGTTGTGGTGTCAATCAGGGAAAAATTAGTACTAGCACCTTTACCTTTACTTGCCGCAACTGATGATGTTTGGATTTTGTATTTACCTGTAACCGCCTCGCCTGTCTCTGCATCTGTAAACCCTACAACTAAACGACCTTCATCATCATATGTGCCTGTTGTTTCCTCTTGCCTATTTCCCAACAGCGTCTGACGCAGAACATCCGTATCCGTTTGTGCGGTCTTCTTACGGATGCTCTCTTCGAGCGGGAGGAGTCCTTCTAATCCGTCAGGGGCTATCTCAGCAAAATCGCCCTTACCTGTAAGTAGCTCGACCTGTGCTTTGAGAGCATCTGCAAGGCCTTCGCCGTAACTTGGTTGAGCGGCTTGATTATAAGTGGGTGTATCACACATAATTAGTGTCTCCTAGATTTTTGGTAAGTTTTTGTAGAAAATGTTAGTAGGCCAAACAGGTTCAAATCCGAAGTGCTTCATATGATTGTGATATGGGCTGTGCGAATTACACGCGATAAACGCTTGGTTCACACCTTTCTCGGATAACATGCTTTCCTGTATTTGATTTAGTATTAAAGAATCTTTTGCTCCGACTTTCTTGGAGTGGTGCCATAACAGGACCATTGGTACTTCACATAAGTTCCAACCTCCCACAATGTCATCGCCTTTGACTACCGCATGGGTAGGCATCTTCATATTGTCGTTATCCTCTTCCGCTAATTTCGACACTAACTGAAGAGTCTTGGGGTCATTTATTTTTATTACTTTAGGGATGTTGCTCATTCTATTCTGCCATTAGGTATTCGTCTGCATCGGTGGCGCTCACCGCACTTCCGAGGTTTACGCGCAACCAATTCGTGCCGTTATCCACGGCAAGGCACGGGTTGCCACCATCGCCATCGCTGACATATATCATCCTGCCCGTTGTTCCATTTGCGGGTAGTGTGCTTACGGTGAAATTCTCCAGGGTAACGGAGGTGGCGGAGATGGAGTCTACGGTGACGGTAGGCTCACCCAATTGATTAAGAGACGCGGCATCGGTCTCCACGCCTGTGGCGAAGGTAAAACCACGGGTAACTGTGGCGGTGATAGCCACTATGCAATCTCCCTCCTCGCATTCGCTCCGCCCGCTATCGCTTCTAGCGATACATGGCGAAAGCTAGGCCGCCCGGCTGTTACATCTACTTCTACGCTCGCGGCGTAACCTCTCGCTCTGCCACTTCCAAAGCGAATCAGTTTCTCCTCGCTCGTTGTCGCATTCTCGGTGTGTACCGTGTTCGTCCGATCCGGGTCTATTGTATTGACCTTGATCGTGAACTGATCCCCGTTGCTCACTTCGCATCCCAACTGCCCCCTCTTCCAACTCTTTACATCGATATTTCCGAATGTGAAGGAGCGGGTCTTCAGCTTGGCACTTATCGCGGTGGAGGTGGTGCTTGCGCTCCCTACCGTTCCCGTGATATCGGTGGTGCCTTCCTCGATTAAATGCCATCCCTTGTCGTTGACTGCAAAGAGTCTGCGCTTGGTGGGATCGCTACCATGTAATACGGTGACGAAATCATCTATTACAAATCCTGCGGGGAAGGAATCTACTGAAGTCCATGCTGTATTAAGGATATCATATACTAAGATTTTATTATTATCGGTGGATGAACCTGTGGGGACTGCGAGGTAATACTTATTATCAAATACAATACCACATGCTTTGTCCGCAGAGGCGAAGTTTACTTCTTTGAACTGATCCTGTATTGGGCGGGATAGCGGGATTGCTTCTCCGCTTACCTTCGAGATTGCAACTCCTAGTCCTTTGGCGGGGTCTAAACCTTGTTGCAGGGTAAATACACCATCATCGGATAGGAAGTATATCTGCGGTCCACTCGCGGCTATGCTCTTGCGGGCCACGCATCCCCGTTGGCGGGTAATCTCAAAGACTCCTGCCGCAGATGATATTGCCACATTATTAATCATGTGGATCGAGTTGCGGAAAAATACGAGTAACTGATTCTCCAGGTATGGAGTAAATCCTACCAAGCGATCTGCGGTTCCACGATTGATCCTGAACTGCGACTCTGCGGGATAGAAGTTATCTGTATCCAAAAGATCAGACATGATCACGGTGTACTGCGAATCGCTTGGCTGTGGTACGATCAAGCGGTTTGCAAAGAAGGTGCCAAAGTTTGTGCTAGGACATTCCACTCTGCCTGCTGTGGGGGATGCATTATTCTTGAGCGTAAATGCTGTGGGGGTGGTATAATCGCCATCCCATTCTAGCGGATCTTTACCGGTTCCGCGAAAAAGGATGAGCTTCTCCATTGCCTGAACGAAACTCGCATTGTCTCCACTTGCTACCGTCTGTCCGCCAGGATATGCGATATCTATACCGCTGTTATTCTGATCGTTCCATAGGATGACTTTATTCTTTGTGGCACAGGCGATAAATTCTGTCCCTGTGACAGGATCGGAAAATAAGGTGGATGCAAATACCTGCTCATCCCCGGCATAAGTAAGTGTGACTGCTCCTGCCTTAAACTCAATACCCTTGCGGACAGATGCAATATCCCCGTCTAAACGCATATTCTCTGATGCCTCAACGGTACCCCCCTGTAGTGTGGTAGGCTCCAGGTAACTATCAATACCACGGAATCCACGATCTCCATCAGTAAGGATAGGATCATCCATTCTGCCCATTGGTTTGTACCTAGCCATTACTTCTTAATCTCCTGATAGAGTTTGATGCTCATGTACACTAGCGTGACTGCACCTACTGCTATCCCTAGGAATGTATCTATAGTGGATAACCCAAAGGTTGCGGCAGTTCCGCTCATACCTGCGACTGATACGCGATCAATCATCACCTACGCCCTCCCGGTGTGAAGTAAAATCCGACAATTAGAGGTAATACCACAGTACAGCTAAACAAACTTATCGAACCCGTGGTAACGACCATAGGGGCTTGTTCTGCCGGAAAACTGATGAGTCCGAATAGAAATTCTCTTTTTCCCTCTCCTGTAATGTTTGTAGTTGTGAGGAGTGGAATGCTTGGGTAGACGGTGGTAATACAAGTGACGAAGGAGAGCGTAGACATCCCGATAAGTGCAAGCAAACGCCTAGTACCACGAGTGAACGCACCACCTTCTCCCCCATTAAGGGCTTCCTGATATTTAAGAGCAAATTCATTGTTTCTGCACTCCCTTGCCATTTCCATGTCATACTTGGCTTGACGAGAATCGGTAATCGCCCCGAATACTCCCTTTAGGATACTGCCCATGGCTGCAGATCCTCCGCCTGTCAAAAATAGTGTAAGTAGCTCGAACATTATTTTGCATCTAGTTTTTCAAATAGTTTCTGTATATCCCGCCTGCGGTCTTCGGAGAGTTTACTAAGATGCTCGACATCTTTAGACTGCCCTGCATCGCTAATCTCGATCTGACGGAGACGCTCCTTCATGTCATCGATCTCCCACTTGTTGCGTTTGATGAAGAATGCGAGGATTGATATGGCAACGCCAACTCCCGCAAACATGTAGTGTGAAATCTCCATCTCACTCCTCCACCTTGTCGCGAAGTCGATCCAATTCCTTTTCTATATACTTTAGCCTCTCAAACTGCTGATAGTCTGATGTGATAGGAGCGTCCTGCATATTTACCAAATGCTCGAGATCCGCTTTTGCCTGCTCTGCGAATTTCTCCAGGTGCATCATGCGAGCAGATAAATCGCCAAGCAGAGTGCCTTCGTGTTGGACTCGCCCCAGGCTATTGTCGAGTTCGTTAATTTTATTCCAAATGACGGAGTAGCCCCATACAGCGGTGCCAACAATGGCGATGACTTTCGCCATAAACGCAAGGTTTGCTTTGACCTGTACATTCTCTCCGACTTCAGTTGCCATTAAGGTCCGGCGTTAGGATCAGTCCACTCCTCGCCTGCTAGA